GCTTTAGGTGCAGATCTGGAAGCTAAAAAGATTGTTTACAATGACAATCCTATTTTGAAGTGGTGCTTGTCCAATACATCAATCGATGTGGATAAGAATTTAAATATACAGCCTGCAAAAGGCAAGAATCAAAGGCGGAGAATAGATGGTATGGCATCACTTTTGAACGCCTATGTCACATTAGAAAGACATCACGAGAATTACAATGCAATGATTTAGGAGGTGAAAAAGTGGGATTATTAGACAAGATTTTTCCGAACAACAAAAAGAAGGTAGAAAATCTAGTGATGGAGTATTTTAAGACTCTGACAGCTTACACACCTAGTTTCACCTCGTATTCTGGTGGACTTTACGAAATGGACCTGACACGAGCTGCAATACACACCTATGCGAAGCACTGTGCCAAGCTTAAGCCGGAAATACAAGGAAGTGCTTATAAAAATCTGGAAAAGACGCTACAGTTTAGGCCTAACCCTTGGATGGATACTTATAAGTTTTTGTATAGAATTGCCACAGCTTTAAAGGTAGAAAATACATCATTTATTGTACCGCTTTATGGTGATGATGCTAAGACAATTGTAGGGCTGTACCCTCTGAGACCACAGAGTGCTGAAGTTGTAGAGACAAAAGGGGTGGTTTGGCTAAGATATACATTCGCCAATGGTGAAAAGGCAGCGATTGAACTTGATAAAGTTGGGATCATGACAAATCATCAGTATGAAGATGACCTGTTCGGGTCCAGAAATGCACCGATCAATCCTACAATGGAATTGCTTGATATCCAGAACCAAGGGATGCAGGAAGCGATAAGACAGTCTGCTGTATTGAGATTCATGGCAAAACTAGGGCAGAACCTCAGACCTGAAGACATAGAGAAAGAACGTAGCCAGTTCAGTAAACAAAATCTATCAGCGGACAACCAATCTGGCGTTATGATGTTCGATTCTAAGTATTCAGAGGTTAAACAAATAGACAGTAAGCCTTTCATCGTTGATGATAAACAGATGGAACTTATCCAGAACAACGTCTACAACTATCTAGGAACCAATGAGAAGATGCTTCAGAACAGCTTCACTGAAGATGATTTCAACTCCTACTATGAGGGTGAAATTGAAACTTTTGCCTTGCAAGCGTCTCTTGTATTGACGAATATGTTATTTACAACTAAAGAGATTGCATTTGGGAACCAGGTGATGCTTACAGCAAACAGGTTACAATACGCAAGCAATAAGACAAAACTCGAAGTATCGACTCAGCTTTACGACAGAGGGCTTATCACTCTCAATCAAGTTATGGATATATGGAATATGTCACACGTTGAAAATGGAGACAAGAGGGTAATTCGTGGTGAATATGTGGACATTGATAAAAATGGGAATAAAGTTATCAATGCTGAGGGAGCCTTGATGGAAAATGAGGTGGTAGAAGATGAAGCTTAATGTAGTTTATGGCCCACCTTGTTCAGGAAAATCGACATATGTTAGAGAAAAAATAAAAGAAGGCCAAATTGTTTACGACTATGACGAAATAGCCAGAGCAATCACTTATGGTACTCACCCCGCAATAGAACGTGGGAATATCCATCAATATATCATTGACTACAGACTTTCATTTCTGAAAAGGCTAAAGATTGACGAAGAATTGAAAGAAGCGTGGCTTATTACATCTTATCCTACAGAAGAATTCAAAAGCTTTGTGGAAGGGCTAGATGTTAAATACAAGAAGATGGATGTCAGTCTTGAAGAATGTCTGGAAAGACTTGAAAAAGATGAGAGTAGGGCCGAAAAAGAGCAATGGTCCGAAAGGATAAAGGACTGGTTTGACAAACACGGAGAAGAGGTGAAGAGAATGCCGTTAAAACCTAAGGAAAGAGAATATAGGAACCTTTTCGAAATGAATCCTGTGGAAGAAAAGGAGCAGGAATACAGAGTAGAGGGATATGCAACAACTTTCACACCGTACTTACTGTGGGAGTACGACGGAGTAAAATATTATGAAGAAATAGACTCTAGAGCCTTTGATGAGGCCGATATGAGCGATGTGATTATGCAATACGACCACGAGGGTAAGGTCTTAGCCAGAACCTCTAATGGATCTCTTGTCATCAAAACAGATGATAGAGGTCTTTTTATTTCCGCTGATTTATCTAAAAGTACAGCGGCAAGAGAAATGCACGAAGAGATTAAAGCTGCCTTAGTAACTAAAATGTCATGGGCTTTCACTGTGGCTGAAGAAAGCTATAACAGCGAAACTCGAACAAGAAAAATCCTAAAAGTAAAGAAAGTATATGACGTGTCCGCTGTTAGCATCCCCGCTAACGATGGCACTGAAATATCCGCTCGTTCCTTTCTCGATGGAGTAATTGAGAAAGAGAAACAGGAGTTGTTAGAGCGTACCAAACAAATCGAAATATTTAAATTTTACGGAGGTAGAAAATAATGAAATATCCAGAAATCTTAAAAAGACTATCAGAAATTGATGCAATGAATCCAGAGGAAATGGAAATTGCGGATCTTAAGGGTGTGAACGAAGAAAGAGCATCCCTATTGAAAGAAAAAGAAGATCACGAAACAGAAGGTGCCAAGATCAAGGAAATGAGAAAGAAAGTTGCTGAAGATAACACTGCAGTCGTTGTAAAGAAGTTTGAGGATCCTAAGGAGGAAAGAAAAGTGGAGAATGTAAACATTGAAGAAAGAGCAAAGAATTTTGCAGAATCAGGAAAGATGATTGTGGATGCTAAGGAAGCTAGAAGCATTCTTCTTGCTACTGGCACTCTTGCAAAACCTACAGAAATCAACGGAATCAATGCGCCTCAGAACATTATGTCCTCTATCATTGACATGGTTGCGGTTGAAAATCTTTCAGGGGTTGGATCTTATACTGAAGCTTATCAGAAAACCTATCAGACTGCTGATTTGGGAGAGGATGGCGTTGCGCCTACACCTAATGATCCAGTATTCAGAACAGTGGCCATCAATCCATTTATCGTGGATACACTCACATACGTTTCAAGAAACGTCAAGAGACAGACGCCGCTAGATTACGAAGCAAAGGTTAGACAGGGTGCAATGATTGCACTTAAGAAGAAGGTTGTCAACTTCATCGTGAAGGGTAACGGTTCAACTCAGCCTTTCGGTATCTACAATGCAGTGAATACAGAAGTAGCTCCAGAATCAATGACTCAGGAGCTACTTGTTGGGTCAACTACAATTGACGAGAAGACACTTAGAACAATCGTATTTGCTTATGGCGGCGATGAAAACATGGGCGCAGGCGCAAGATTATTCATTAACAAGAATGACCTTATCGCATTCGGTGACGTAAGAGGAGCTAACGAGAAGAAAGCAATCTATGAGATTACTCCTGACGGAAGCAACCCCAATACAGGTATCATCAAGGATGGCGGTCTTTCAGTGCCTTACATCATCTGTTCCGATGTAACGTCACTTGCTCAGTCCACAAAGGGCGCAGCTAAGATTCCTACAATGATCTACGGTGATCCATCTGCTTACAAAATCGGTTTATTCGGAGACTACGAAGTTAGAGTTTCAGAGGATTACAAATTCGCTGAAGGACTTCTTTCTGTCAAGGGTGAAGCGATGGTTGGTGGTAACGTAAGATTTGACAAGGGATTTGTTGTTGTAACTCTTGATGACAACGTAGTATAATAGCTTATGAAAATTAAAGCTATTGTTCAATTCAGAGATTTGGAAGCTAAGACAATCAGGAATATTTCAGATGAGTTTGAAGTTTCGGAAGAAAGATTTAATGAACTTGAAATAAGAGGGTTTGTAAAATCAGTAGAAGAATCTCCGGTGGGAAAAGCTAAACCGGTAAAGAGAAAGAGCAGGAAGGTTTAAACCTTCCTTTTCTTTTTAAAGGAGGTTGTAATCATGCTACTAGAAAGCGTAAAACGAGAGCTAAGAGTAAGTAATTCGGTATTCGATGGTGAAGTACAGGATCTAATCGATGCTGCTCTTCTTGACCTTAGAATCCCACAGATAGATGCAACTAAAATAGTGGAGACTGACCCGCTGATAAAGCGGGCGGTCATCCTATACTGTAAAGCGAACTTTGGACTTGATAATCCTGATTCTGAAAAATATCAAAGGTCATATGATAACTTAGTAGAAAAACTCTCTCTAAGCTCTAGTTATAAGGATGTGAGTGTGTAATGCTTTGGAAAGATGTGATTGAATTAGGTCAAGAAGTCGAAACAGTTGAAAACTTCGAGGTTATAAAATCTTGGGTTTATAAACAGGTATTTGTAAATAAGAAATCAGTAAGACAATCGGAAGTTTACCAAGCTGCAACGGTTGGATTGAAACCGGAGCTTATGCTTGAAGTGAGATCACTTGATTATGACAATGAAGAG